TATAAAATAGTATGGCTAACAAGAATACTTATTGTAATGATCCAGATGAAGCTGCATGTTTAGATGAATTAATTAAATTAGTTAATGATGAACTAACTATTGCTTGTCAAATTCCATTCACAGTTCCTAAAAAGGAAATAAACAATATTATACAAAGAGCAAAAAAATATTTTTATAAAATATATGAAGATAGTGTAGAGCAAATGTATATCGCACTACCTGCAGGCGCTTTACATAAGTCATCCTTTAAACAAGGAGTACCTTATGGAACAGGACAAGACAAAGAAGTTATAACTAATAAAGGTAATATTGATAATCCTAGAGGTATAGTTAAAATGCCTTCTAGGGTTTATTCAGTTAACGATGTATTTGAGATTGGTGGATTTAGTGGAGAGGATGGTGGATTCGGTCAAATGAGCTTTAATGCAGATGATGTAGATTTTTCAATTGATAAATTTATATATGATGATGTTTATGGGGCAGGTATAGGTAGTGAAAATTTAATGTACTATGTTGTTAATTCATTATTTATGGATAATGCAAGACAAGTTCTTTTACCACAAATATCATATACGTTTAATAGATTAACTAAGAAGTTTAGATTTCAAGGAGAGCTTCCTAAAAATGCAGTTATATTTGAAATATTTTCTACCATTCCTGATTGTGCATTATTTGAGGATGAGGCATTTCAAAGATATGTTATAGGACAAGCTAAAATTCAATTATCTAGAATACTAGGAACCTTTTCATTTAATCTTCCTGGTAACATTACAATTAATTATGATTTAGTACAATCTGAAGGAAGGGAAGAAGTTGACAGAATAGTTGAAGAAATTAAAGGAGACGAAGGTGTTGATTACTTTTTCACAGGATAATTATAATCTGAAAGCTATATAATAAAAAGAGAATATATAATAAAAAATTAGTGCTTTCAGATGAGCGGAGGAATAAGAGATATTTATAGTAGAAGCGCTGATGCTCCTAAGTTTAATGATGATACATTAGAAGTTACCGATGGGTTATCTCAATTAATCATTAAAATAGATAATGTTTTATTTACTAGGAAAGGTGAAGTTTTAGGAAGTCCACAAATGGGATGTAATTTAGATGAATTAATTTTTTCATTAACATTAAATGCTAACACTATACAACAAAGAATTAATGGTCAAATTTCTGCATATTGTTTGCCAGGAACTGGTAATTATAATGTTCAATCTGAAGTAAAGTTTTTTACTAGTGAAGGAAGGAACGGGGCTTTTGTTGATATCTTTGTAAATGAACAAAGAGTTATAGGAGCTCTTTTTTAAAATAATAAAGTAAATGTCATTTTTTAGTAAAACAAGAATAAAGGCCACTCAGTTATTTGAAGATTCATTTGAATACTTGCAGCGTACCTATGGACAAGCAGTTGAAACATTTACTCCTGCTTCACCTTATGGCCAAATATTAACTGTAGTTTCTAATTTAGGAGAATTAATATTTTTCTATATAGAAGCAATTGCTACAGAACTAAATATTTCACGAGCAAGAAATATTGAATCTATATATGGATTATCTAGATTAACTGGCCATGATCCTACTCGAGGCATCTCAGCAAGAGGTATAATTGGATTAAGATTAAATACCAGTGCATCTACTCTTGTTAATGGTGATTATGTACAAATTATGAATGGGTCATCTTGTGAGCTAGGCCAAAACGGATTAACTTATTTTTTAAATTTCAATAGTGACTTTATAAGATTAACTAAAAGTAATACAGCATTTGTTAATGTTGAATTAATAGAAGGTGAAAAAGAAGACCAATCATTTACTGGTAATGGATTAACATTACAAAGTTATAACTTAACTACAAAAAGCCCTACCGATCAATTTTTAGTAAGTGTTAATGTTGACGGTGAACTTTGGAAAAACGTCGATTCTTTGTATGATATGGGTCCCGGTGAAAAGACAGTAATGGTAAAAACTAGTGTTAACGGTGGATTAAGTATATTTTTTGGAAATAATCAATTTGGTAGACCTCCTGCATTAGGTTCTCGTATTAAATGTACTTATGTAACGACTAGAGGAACTGCAGGAAATATTGGAGGTAAGCAATTAGATTTAAAATTTTCAACACCAGCAACAGACCAGTCTGGTGAGCAAGTAGATTTAAACCAAATTCTTTCTATTAACATTACAAGAAATCCAATGTTTGGATCTAATAGTGAAGATCCAGCATTTACTAGATTAATTGCACCATATCAAAGTAATTCATTTGTATTAGCAAATCCTAATAATTATATTTACTATTTAAGTAAGTATGACTTTTGGTCTTTCATAGATGCTTATAATACTAAAAACGATGAATATTTAAATGATGATAATATTATTTACCTTTTCTTAATTCCAGATATAAAAAAGAAAATAACTAGTGATTTTGATTATTTTAGTATACCTGAAATAGAATTTGTTATGACTGCTGATGAAAAAGAAATGACTTACGAAATATTAAATTCTAGTGGAAGACAAGTAGTTACTGCTGAAACTAGAATAATAGATCCTATTATTAAAAGATACGCTCTTAATATAGTTATAAGATGGTTTGATAATTATGATAAAGATGAAATAAGAATAGCAATAAGAAAAAATTTAGATGATTATTTTTTAAATGTTAATAGAAGAGATAGAATACCAAGATCTGACATTATTTCAATTATTGAAAATGTAGAAGGGATTGATTCTGTAAATGTATTCTTTATATCAGAAGCAAATGAAAAAGCAATAAGAGATGGTTTTTATTTTGTTCCTGTGTATGGTACAGACCCTGTTACTGACCAAAAGGTATTAATTGAAAATAAAAAGATAGTATTAAAAGAAGGAGAAGATCCTAATATAGGTTTAGATAGCTTTGGTGATATTGTTATTGATAATAATGATTTAGCAATTATTAGAGGTGGGTGGAAAGATAGGAATGGTACGTATTATGAACCAATTCCAGAGGCTAATAAAATTAGTTCACTTAATGTATTTTATAAAGAAGCTATTGCTGATAATCTTTACAATAAAATTCAACAAGAAAAATATAATAACGTCCAAAGAAATAGAGGAACTACAATTGCAACAAGTACAAATGCTAGAGGACTGAATACTGGTAGATTAGAAAATTCACCAACACTTAAAAATCTAAATAATTAATAAGATGGCAACAGTTAAAGATAATAGAACGGGTTTTCCTAGCTTATATAGAGCTACTTATGAAGAAGGTTGGCTTTTAAAAAATACAGGATATGATTATGCTCCAGGATTATTAAGGAATACTATGTCAAATTACATGTTTAAAAATAGGCACTTATCAAAATTCTTAACTGAGTATTTAAATCCTATAATGGTTTTTTATATTAATAAAGTTAAGTACTTAAGAATTTATTTTAACTTTGCAGTTCCTAAGTGGTATCAAAAAATAAATTAAAAGACAGTGGCCAATAATTGGAAACATTTATATTTCTTCGATAAGGAAGGAAAAAATTATAACATGAAATATGACAGTACTACTGACATGTGGACTGGTGATATATTTCTTCCTCAAGTTTCTATTGATTTATTTGAAGTAGGGCAAATATTTATTTTGCAAAAAATGATAAATGCAACTACAAAGGCTTTTGAATTTGGATCTCCTCATGATTATGTTGATCCAAGCTCTGGTGATCCTACAGGGAAAGGTGGTTGTGGTTGGGTAGTTGATTGGGAGACCAATACTCCTAAAGAAATATTTCTTTTCCAATTTGATAAAGATTTTAATACTGGGACTCAGTCTGCGTTAGTACAAGAACCTGATGGTCCATCTTTAGTTAAAGTAGAAAAATTAAAGATACCTTTAGATTTTGATGATAATCAAACAGTAGATGGAGAGGGGTATATTATTACGGATGAAATAATATCATCTGCTTTACAAGTAAATATTACATTTAGTTCTGCTGATGAAAATACTTATAAAAGAACATTACAAATTACAGATACATGTACAAACAGTTTAGTTGCAAAATTTACAGTTTATGCAGAAAGCATTGAAGAAGATGAACGATTAAGAGTTATGACTCAAAATATGGGTTATAATGTTATTGCATCAGATAGTACTGTATTTAGAGATACAAATATAAAAGAAGCTTTACCTAATTATATAGAAATTAATACAAAGCGTAAAGAAATAATGATGGAGGGTAGTAGTATTTATCCATTCATTGGTTCTTATAAAGGTTTAATAAATGCCATTAAGTTTTTTGGATATAATAATTTAAAGCTTAAAGAATTCTGGAGAAATGTAAATGCAAACTCTGCCCAGTTTGGTAAATATATTCAAAGTAATACTATTGATTTATTTTCTCCTACTGTTCAATTTGATGATAGGAAAATAACTTTACCTAATAAAAATTTTAGAAAGACTAGTTTATTCGAACTTATTTATAGAATTAATAGAATTGTACCTAATACTTTTGTTGAAGATGATTTACCTAAGACTGAAGAATTACAAGATTTTACTATTGAAGAAATTCTAATTAAATTATTTGGTTTAAAAAGAAAATTAGAAAATGAATATCTTCCACTTAATGCAAGAATCCAAGGAATTACGGCAGAAGCAGATTACTTCGGTTTATTGGAAGTTACAAATACAATAAGCAGAAATGATACTAACACAATTAAAGCTGGTATTAATGCAACATTTGAAGTAGGCCCTGAGTCATGTACATATTTAGAAGACCTTAGAGACTTTAATGAATTTTGTTTAAAAATAGGTGCTGTCACTGGGCAAGCTGTAATTGATTTTTGTAATGCATACGTTGCTCCACTTAAAGCTGGAAAGGTTGCAGTTGGACAAAATATGATTGTAGATTATGTTCCAGGTGAGATTTTACCACCTCCTCCAATTGGCCCAGATCCTAATAGTGTTTTAGGTGCATTACAAAATGGTGGAAATGTTAGTGTTTCAGACTGTGCTGGTGTATACCTTGCTTATTTTGCAAGATACGCCCCAAATTTAAATAGAACACAGGCTGAATTTGTACCAGGAGAATCTTCTAAATCTTTACCAGATCAACCGGGCATTCCTAGTGGAGCTTTAATAACATTAAAAAATACAAGCATTAATAATATTACTTGGAATAATATAGGTAGTACATGGAATCAAGTAAGTAATGCTAATGATTATTTTACGTTTGATTTTAATGTACAAGGTCCTAATGTTGGAGATATTTACCAATTCACAGATCCTGCTACTTCTACTGGTGCTACTCATACAGTTACAGATACTGATACTGTTCAAACAATTACAACATCATTATTCAATCAAATAGTTCATAAAAAGAAAAATCAAGTTGATCCTTGGTTATGGTTTGATTGGTCTCAAATTAATGACGCTACATTCGGACCTTCTATCAGATGTTATGGTAATAATGTTAGTAGATTTAAAGCTTCTGTAATTTTAGCAGATTCAAATAGCGGTGGTCGATTTACTACAGTACAACAACCGGGTGAAACTTTATATACTTGGGATGGTGTAAACTTTGCTAACATTGATGAAATGGAATGGACTGTTTATAAAGATGAAGATCCAGGAGTATCACCTGCTTATTTCTTTAGTGTAAGAGGTCCTGTAGCAAAATATAATACTTTACCTATTACACTTCCTTATGTTGGAAATTATTCAGTAGAGCTAAAACTTTTTGATATGTATAATAGTATATCTTCTTCTATACAGGTTGATGCAATTTGTGTTGAGGCTAGAGAAGTACAATATTCAGGATGGTATCAAGCTAGAAAAAAAGAATATACTTGGAGTGAAGAAGGTGAATATACCTGGAAAGACTATGGTTCATTATGGGATTTACCAATTGAACCTAGAACTACATGGGATGAAGAAACACCAAGTTTATATGAATCCTTAGATAGAGTAAATGCTATTCTTAATAATTTTGGCATAGGTACAAGTACAGACTTTCAGCTAATGAATTTTCAAAACAGTGGAAAGGCTAGTTTTAGTGGACCTTATCAATGGAAAAATTTAAATGATCTTAGTTGTACTTGGGACAATGGTTATCACTTATGGTGGGATATGACAGCCACGACTGGTGACACGCCTGCATTTTTTGAATTTAGTACTATTAAACCAAATACTTATTTAAAGATTATAGATAAAGATGGTAAAGTAGGATTAGAATACTTTGATTTTTCTGTAACTACTTTAGGAGATGCGGTAGACATTCTTAATGTAAGTACTGATCCTGTAATTAATAAGTATGTATATAACTTAGTAATGAATGCGGCAAGTAGCCAAATATTTGTACAAGCGGTATCTAGGTATTATGGAAAATTTGGTAATTTTACTTCAATAGACATGGTTGATGTTGATGGTGTTAGAATATGTGCGGAAGGAACTGGTAATTCTACAGAATATGTAGGCGGCCCTTTAACTCCAACAACATTATATCCACCATTCGATAGATCACTATCAATAAACGGAACTACATTAGTAGCTTTACCATCATTGGGTGGAACTGAAAAAGTATCTGATGAATATGTTAAAAAGATAGCAAGAGTATATGAAATGATATTAGATCCTAATAGTGCTGGAATAAATTATAATAAACAATCAGCTGTCTTACAATCATTACGATCAAAGAAAACTATACAGATGATAGGCTATGAAAGTATGGCTGCATATAATCCACCATTAGACTCTTATGTTGGTTGGGATGAAACGCGAGATACTAACGCAAACGTTGATTTTATTTGGGAACTGGATAATGTTTCACCAGAATCACAAATCACAGAAGTATTAGAACATGCTTTACATACTTTAACAACATTTGGATTACCTGGTGCATTTCCAATAGAATTTAACCAAACATCACCGTATGGCCCAACATATAATGCTATGACTGAGGCAATAAATAATGGAGTGTTTGATATTTCTGGTTACAGCCCTCAGCCTGGTGATACTAACGATGAGTTCCAAGCATTATTAATGAGAGAGTATTTATACTTATTAATTTATGCAGAGTGGGGATTTATTGCACCTTACATTAGTGGTGGAACTTTAGCACCAGAATGGACAGCAATAACAGCAACAGATGTAAAAGATACAAATCCATTAGGTCATGCATTGTATGTAAGCTATATAAGCACAGTATTGGCAAAACCAAGTACAAGTATTCTAGATAGTATGTTTGCAACGGGTGGATTATCAGGATATATACCATTTGAAGATAGTCCAGTAGGTGGAAACATTGATTGTTTAAGTAAAATTTATAAAAGTAGCCAAAGTATATCAAACAACCCAACCTGGAATACTGCTCTATTTATTAATGATGGAAAAGTATTACCTCCTATGACATGGGCTATGTTTGTATATGATAAATGTAGAATAGTTGGTAAAGCAGAGGCAAGATGGACTATCTCTAATACTACTAACTCATCAGTGGCTGATATATATTTTGATAGCAAGTATCTAACATATCTTTTTAAAGACCCAGGAAAGTATATGATAACATTAGAACTTACTGATACGAATGGGAATAAATATAAAAAAGATAGAAATATCTTAAATATAAAACAAACAAAATAAAATGGCAATTAGCGTAACAGAAATTTTAGGAACTGATTCTTTATCAGGATCAAGACTAGTAATTAATGATAATTTTAATGTTCTTACCAGCGAAATTAATGCAATGGAGGTTTACTTTGCACCTGCTGCTGGTACCATAACCAATTTAGCAAATCTTTCATCAGAAGCGTTAAGAGTTGGTTTAAGTACAATATTATTAGATATTAATGCAAGCACATTCGATATTTTAACAAATGTTAAGATGACAGGAAATTTAAATATGACCGGTGGTGGTGTATTTAGAAATGATACTAATCCAGTTACTTTAGATGATATCGGGCAATCAATGCCTGCTACTATCAATATAGGAACTACAACAGCTATCCCTCCTTATACAATTAACAGAGTTGGAAATTCCGATACAACTAACACTTTAACTTTATCATTATTTAATGGGAGTATAGGACAAGAAATTTTCTTTGTATATACTACCGGAAGTGGTTTGGTAACAATTAATGGAGTATCAGGAAACTTGGTATTGCGTAACAACACTACCGGTGTAGCTGTAACAAATTTAAATTTAAACCAAATTGGTGAAAGTGTACATCTCTTATGTATTGATAATGGATCAGGCGTAGGCGTTTGGTACGTTGTTGGTGGAGTAGGATATACAACTACATAATAATTAAAGATAAAGAATATACATGGCAACAACGCCCTTAATAAAGACACCCCAAGCTGATGGTGGAACATTTTACACGTTCTCATCGGCCGCAAAAGACTTATCTAGGACTCTCAATAATGACGAGCTTAAATTAGTCTTTTCTAAGTTTGTGCTTCTTAATCTACCAGATTTTGATAGGTTAGATCCAAATACATTTAGTCAGTTTGAAAATTATATGCAATTTGATACTATTGATGGGGCTATATGGAGTGGAGGTCTTAAAGGCGATCCTAATGTTAATTTTACTGAGAGTCTTCAAAATTACGCGCTAAATTTAGAAGAATTAATTATCAGTGATGTTGACTATGATAACACCACAAATCTATCTGTAACTGAAAGAGTATTCTTTAAATGGTTAAAGGAAACTGGTGCAATGAGGTTTAGGGAAGCTACTGTATTAGAACAGGTTAGTGGTTTAACCACACCTAGATTTGTTGAAGAAGATGAAATAACAACAGGTACTCGACAGTATAGAAGAGTAGTTAAATATATTGGTGAAATTGATATAGTAAATAATGTAGATAAGGCCGGAGAAGCTTATACAGAATTATATATTAATGTACCAACAGAAGTAGGTAGAACACCTACAATCCTCTTTGAATCTGTATCTGATAATAATTATCAACCTTCATTAAAAATACAAGGTAAAGACGAGTTTATATTAGGTAGAAATGCTGCAACTATCCATCCGCAAGGTTTAGATATATTGGCATGGTACGATTATGACCAACCTTTACAAGGGCCAGGTCCTGCTGGATATACAGATCCTAATGCAAACTGGATGGATGAATCAACACCGCCTAGTACAACTGATGCTTACTTTACAGAACCTACATCATTTATAAGTGTATTAAATGATAACATTATAAAATATCCTGCCGATTATGGTAACCCATCTGGTTATAATGGATCTGCATATGTGAGAAGCCAACTGGATGGTATTAGTGTAGATTTTAATCCTAATGATTATCAGCAAATTGCTACAGATGCCGCTATAAGTACTATACCACAATTTAATGGAACTGATTTAGCTGAATCATTTGAATTTAATGCAGTATTGGTTTATTATGATATGGTAGATTTAAGTAATAGTGCTAATACTACAACTAATCTTTATGGCCTTTTATTACTTGATAATGTAACTCCTACAACAGATGGTGGGTTCATTCAAAGATATCCAAAATTTAAACCTAATGTTGTAACTGGGCAAAATGGTAACAGTTATGGATTTAAGATTAATTTAAGATTTGATGCATCCCCTGGAACATCAGGAATTGACACTATTGTAAATGATTATAATACTTTTTCTATGGGATTATTTTCAGATGCATCTGCTCAGTTACAATCATCTGCTCAAATTTTCCAAAGACAACAGGTAGAGATAGCTAACCTTGAGCTTAGATTGGCTGCCGTAGAAAATACTTTAAATTCAGTAAGTACTTCTGCATTTTTACAGTCTCAGATTAACAGTTTACAAACACAGGTTGATAATGCTTCATTAGCTTTTGCAAGCAGTACTACTTTGTTGGATCTTATTGCTAAAAACTCAGATGAAATTCAGGCATTAGCAAATGGGGAAGTTTCTGAAACATTGCAATATAACACTTCCGTGGTTAGACAAGGAACTGGTATAACAGTAAATACTAACACACCGAACCAAATTCATATTTCTAATAATGTTCAAGAATATAATTTTATGGTGCCATTAGATATTAGTGATCTTCCAATTAATCCAACAAACCCTTTAAACTTAAATGTAGTAGACCCTAGAGTTTTTGTAGAATTAGGAACGTTTACAAACATGATAAGATTAGATACTATAAATCAAGCAGGTGGGGATTTAAATATTTTCATTGATGATTTAAGTGTCCAATGGAGAACTGGTCAAACTGTGAGATTAACATTTAACAATGCTCCTCTTATGGGATCAAGAAACATAAAAATATATACCGATTCACCTAGTAGACTAAATAATGGTTCTTATGGTAAATTGGCTGCAACTATTCCTAATGCTGATTTAAGCACATTGCCGATTATTGATTTAATTTGTACAGAGCAAGGTGTATTAAATTTTGTTTATGATATAGTCAAATAAATAATAAAATTGAAACCTAGATAATGGCTGAAAATAATTCAATACAAACTTTACTCCCAGAACTGTTAAGACTTTTTAACAATTCACTGGAGAGCTTTGAGAAAGTGAACCAGGCTATTACATCAAGTAGAGATTCTGTAACGGTTAACATACAGAATAATGATGGAACTAATTCTAGGATTACTATTCCTAGTTTTGGATTTTTAAAAAATTCAGTAGATAGATTAAATAGTAACATTAATACAATTACTAATTTTAATGGATCTGATAGCTCTATAAGATTAGCTGATGGTACATTTAGAAAATTAGTTTTAGCTAAGCTACCAACAGAAGCTAAGGACTTAACTAATATTAACTCAGTTAATCAATTTGATATTAAACCTAATTGGTTTTTTGAGGAATTAATTAATCCTTTACTTTATGTATCTTTTAATATAACAGGCCAAGCGCCGATTGATACTGAGAGAGCAATAATTCAAAGATATATTTTAGATACAAATTCACAAACTAAAGTTAATTATTTTCAAGATCAATATAATGGAAATTCTGAAATTGATTACAATACATTTTTACAACAAATAGTTGAAAGAAATATTTCTTATGTACTGGATGAAGCTGTAGTAGACTTACCTCCTAGGGACAAAAGATATTCAGGTAACTTTAGCGTAATAAGAATAGGAGAAGAAAGTGTAACTGAAACAGTGAACGGTGTTGAACAAACAACAATTCAAAAACTTTATAAACTTAATAAGATATTTTATACAGACGCTGAAGCTGATTTTGCTGATACAGTTCAGCTTAAAGTTGGAGATAGTTTAGAAGTTAATTCTGATCCTATTGATACAAGATATACAGTTACACAAATTGATTCAAGTACTAATTCAGTAACTGTAAGATTGCAAGAAGGATCTAAACCAATTTCGATTGGTGCTGATATTTTAAAAATAGGATCTTCATTAAATAATAATGTTGAAGTAGATGTTACTGTTGGATTTAACGAAAGATGTGTTACATTTATTAAACCAATTGATCCAGCGTCAAAAATGCCTGCTGTTAATTGGTCACCCGGTAGTGGTTTTTATACTAATGACTTAACAACTATTAATGCTGCTGGTAATGAACAATCATTAGCTGATTATTATCAACAGAATGCAGTAGACTTTGGTAGATATCTTTTATCATTTGCACAGGATAAGATTCCTACAAGTAGAGAAGGATTAATACCTAATTCACCATTGTTAAATTCCGATGATTTTACTGTTGCTTTAATAAATGGCCAAGTTAGTAATTCGGATGCAATAGTACAACTAAAAGATTTAAATAATCAAAAGAACACTATTCAATCAACATTATCCGAATTGGATGTTGCTATTGCCCAAAGCAGAACTAAAATACAGACAACAAATTATAAAACTGAAGTAGCAAGAGATGCTGATAAGAATGCTTTACAGGGTCTTATCACAGAGAGAGCATCACAAGCTAAATTATATTCTTCAGTTGTAACAGAAATAGATTCATTTGCCTCTGATAATTCAGTAAGCAGCATAACACCTAAGTATAGAGTAAGAGGATTTTGGTCAATGCCAAAAGAAAAATCGGCTCCAGATACTGGCTTACAAGATATAATAAAATTTAAGTATAGATATAGATACTTATCTGCTGATGGTGCAGCTAACCCGGTTGATCAATTTACATTTACTGACGGTAGTGGAACTAGCCAAGGGGCGTTTTCTAACTATATAATTGTAGATAGTGTTGTAAGACCTAGAATAAGAAATACAATAACAGGTTTATATGAATGGACTCCTATTGATGATGATAATGCAGATTCGGTAAATATTAATCAACTAGATATTCCAATTAGAAAAGGGGAACAGGTAGAAATACAAGTAAAATCTATTTCAGAAGCAGGGTGGCCAGCTAATCCATTAGAGAGTGAATATAGTACTGCCATTAGAGTTGAATTTCCAGCCGACTTAAGTTCTGATAGTGCTATAGAATCTATACTTGCACAAAACCAAGAAGACTTAGCACAAGTTGCATTAAATGAAAATTTAGAATCAATTGCATTACCTACTCATTTAAGTAGTTCTTTTACTGCAAATGAAACATACTATGCTCACTCCACACCAGTTATTGCATCTGGTTTTTTATCAGAAAACCAAACACCGATTGATTTGTTTACTAAATTAAATGAAATGCAAAATCAATTAGATCTATTTGCAGAAATATTAAATAATGCACAAGGTGAAATGCAAACAACACTGGTAGATGATACTGGTAATACTTATCCATTAAGACAGAATGCAGTAACTAAAATATTTGCTGGATTTTATGGACAAGAAGTTAAAGGTTTAGATGATCCTAGAGGAGCAATAGTATCAAAAACATATTTTATTCAAATTGGTAATAAATCTCAAACCACTTTACAATTAGTAGCTAGGATTTCTGGAAATAGATCAAGAATGGTTAGACAATCTGAAAATCCTGGTTCATACAGTAGTACAAATACTGGAAGCATTAATAATGGTACTACTATTTTACCAGCAACGTATTCATGGTTAGATAACAGTGCTATAAATCAATCTAACGGTAGGGCTACATACAGAGCAGACGATGTTGATTATGATACAGTTAGAAAATATGATCTTACACCTATATTATTAACTAACCCAGATGTTACAGCTACAACAAAGTATGGACAAACTGTTTCATTACCACCGTTTCAGTCTTCACAAAATAGAAATCAATTTATTTATAGTAGATTTAGCGATGTTTCAAATGATGGTGATTTTTATAGTTATATAAATCCCGATGGTAATTTTACTATTAATTTAGATACTGCTGAGAATTTTTATAATGCATCAACTGACTCTGGTATAGCTACACCCGTAACAGAATTTATATGGGGTGGTGGTTTTGATAATACAGGACAACCAACAACTAGAACAAATTTTGCTGGTGGTACTGATGATGTATTATCTGTTTCAATATCTCACCCAAATTTAATTAATTATGATGCATATAAAGCGGCATATGAATCTTTAACTGGTGATATTACAACATTACCTGCTACGGCTGCTGGTGGTGTTGATTGCACTAGTGCAGGTAATGGTACAAGTAGAGTAATGTTTAGATCATCTAAATTTTCACCTCTTAAATCTACAAATTCTTTTGGAAAACAGCAAGGCATTTATCTAAATGAAAATGCTACGGATTTATCTGCATTTGCAGCTACTCCGACGGGTGTTCTTATTAATTTTGATACAACTCAACCATTTCAAGCTAGTCCGTCAATAACTTCAATACCTAGTTTATTAGCATTACCTGGAGGTTATTCCAGAAATGCAAAAACTTCATTTGATGGTTTTGATCAATTTACACTAGGCCAGCAATCATGTGGATCCTACTTATTTATATCTTCTGATAATCATGAAAATATTCAAGTAGACGGTGATGCTTCACAGTCTAGAGAACTTATAAACTTTGGCCAACAAAATTCTGTAAATATTCCTTTAGTATTTCAATATAGAATGACTGATTACTTTGGTGTAACCACAGGTAGTGGTTTAGGAAATGTCGGAGGTGATACCTCAGGCTCAACAGTAAACTTAACGTATGCTAAAAGGATAGGTTTTGATTTATATCCTAATAATTCAGATGTTGTACAATTTGATATTGAGATTTCTGCTAAGTATAGATCTGATAGATTAAGTATTGACAATTTCCCTAAAGCTACAGTAACAAAAAGTCTAAATGATTTAGAAAAAGTTGTATCTTCATTAAGGCCTTCATTAAATCAAACTTTTATTGCAGCGTCTGATCTTCAGAATGTTGATGGTGGTATAGGACCCTTAGGTCAGTAATTGGTAATCTTAGTTTATTTTAACTTTATCTTTGGTGAATAAATAAAAAAAGTGAAAGATAAATGGCTGAACAATTGCTTGATAAAGCTTCATATAGTTTAATTAGAACAAATCCTAAGTTAACTGCTAATGTTAAAGTAGTATCAGATGGTACTGATATTTACTTAGAATCATTTAGTGCTAACAATAGATTATCATCTCAAAAATTTAAAGCATTTAAAGTTGATGGTCGTGCTACTTATGACCAGGATGTTTTTAGATTTTTTGATTTTGGAAAGTTTCCAATAGAGTCTGCGTATGAGGTATTTCAAGAATATGAAAATACTGCTGTATTGTCAGAGTATGGTAATCAGTATGAAATGTTTTATTGTAGTGGTACTAGATCTATTGCATCTGAAACATATCCACAAAGCCTAGGAACCTTGGCACCACTCTGGTTAAATGAACAATTACCAAATTCTTTTGTTGTGTTTAGGATGGACAATCCAGCAGCTATTAATAATTACAGAGCATTAACTCAAAATGAAAATTCCATAAATGCACAAACCTCAGCTAACTTTACAAAACAAGTTTTAGAGAATTGTACTGCAATTAAAACATTTGATTTGACTGAAGGTACTGCATTAGGTTCTTATATTAGAAATTATAGAAATCAAGAAAATTTCCCAGAAGTACCACTTAATATAACTTGGAGGCCAGATGAACCTATTCTTTGGAATGGTATCTCTTACAAAAGCGGTGGGTTTACAAGCTCAGGTAATTTTGCATATAAAGATTTAATTGGTAAGGACGGTACCATTATGGAAAACGAATACCTATTTACTCAAGGCTTTCAAAATAATGGTATAATTTTAGCTAATCTTTTAAATATTGAATTTTTATTTGATGATCCAACTGCTAATGATTATTCTATTAACAGATATTTTGGTATGTATGTTAATGAAGTTGAAGAAGGTAAATTTGATATTTCTGGAGAAGGGTTTTATAAAAATACAGAAAAGAGTCAATTACCTAACATAAATACTATAACTGAAGTTTCACAATATTTAAATACCCCATTTGAAATGACTAATGAAGAAGGTATTTTATTATTCTTAGATCCTACAAAAACTACAACAGTTACAGGTTTGCCTACACCTACTCGAGTAAATGAGGTTGAATCTATATTTTATGTTAAAGATAAAGAAGATGATTATCATACAATAAAAAAAGGTTCATTATGGAGTAAAGATCAAATAAGATTATTTGATACTAAGGTTGATATATCTTTATTTGCAGGTTATAAAGAACCTGATACTTTTGCTAATGCTAGTATTATTCAACATGCAGGTTTTGCACAAATGTACATAAAGATATTAAAGAACATAGAAGATGGTTTTGGTATAACTTTTTATGATGGTGTAGATGTTGTAGGTAAAATATTTGCTAATAGTGTACTTGCACCAACGCCTGGTAAATCATTTGAGGCATTCTTTAATCCTAACGGTACTATGCAAGAAGTTGCACAATCAATAACATCTGCTATTAATAATGGAATAAATGAAAATAGTAGATTCTTTACTGCTTCCTATAATGATAGTACTGTGTACGTTAAGTCAAGATTTAGTGGTACACGATTTAATAGAATGGGTTTTGAATTAGATGCACAATATCCTGAAGCATTTTCACAAATACAAACATATCCTACTACAACGGTAGCTAAACCATCTCAAACTTTTGTTGGTGGAAATGATACTAAGAATAGCTTATTAAAAGTAGAACAAGGCGATCAGGACAGATTTATAAAAGGTAATTTTGTTCAGACTACTGGTGATTTTGCACAGATTGGAGATTGGGTACCATATACTGAAGAACCTATTTATGATGGCTTTGATAATATAATAGGTTATAAGAATATTGATAAGTATGCCATTATTACTTGTAATGATAATCAGATTATGGTTACAGGATCTAACCAAGTTGCATTATATTCAGATTATATGCCTTCATTTGGTAGATTTTCATTTTTTGATGTTAAGGATTTTGATGTAGATTTTTATAGTACTTTATATAGCCAAGAAGGGGAATTAAATTTTGAATATACTGAGTATAATCAATCATCACCTGGAAGTAATCCACCCCAATATATTGGAATTAGTTCTAATCCTGAAATTAGAAGCTTTTATGATAACGGTGGCTTTTACAATTTAATAGGATTACTTAATGATGCAGAGGATCAAAATCCTGATGATGAATATATTCTTAGTGAATATATCAGACTAGAGGAAAACTTTTTAACCTCACAAGCTACAATATCTAGGATAGCTCCATACATAAATAAATGGGCATGGGTAAATAATGGAAAGGATGTAAGAAATCACCCTTATAGATTAAATGTAAATTTAGCATTTGGTTTAAATAATTTTGCGCCTTCTAAATATGATAAGATACAAGAGGCTAGTGGGTTTACACATGAGTGGTATTATCTTTCTGAATTCCCAACTTATTTTACAAAGTCAGCTATAGAAAGTTCTTGGAGTTATATAGATACTGCACCTGTTGATAATACAGATGAAAATTTAATTACTGGACAAAAATTTGTTCCAGGTACATTTCAGAATGTTAATAGAAATTATTTTGATGAATATTTTATTGTAGAAAAATTTACTACTGGTGGTATTACGGAAATTGATAGGCAATTAAGATACGGTAGATTTAGTGGTGGGGATGAGCAAAATTTTTCAGAAGCTTTCTTAAGAGGGGTAAGAGTAATAGTAAAAGAAAAAGCTATAGGTACTGAAAAGCCAAATTTTGATACTGCTGCATTATCATATGTAACTAATGGTACATTTAATGATTATCGTTTTTCTGCTATCTTAGTTCCTAATTTACCAGATAAACCTGAGAGCCAAGTTAAGTTTATAAAAAATGAAAAATGGAAAACTGTTACTATGCTTATTTCAGTAGACTATGATGAAGCTTGCTTTAATAATATAAATAAATCTACTATAGATAGAACTACTCTATATTCTTTAAATAGTTCTTATGTAACAAATACTAACTGTTCACCTGTAAAAGATCCTGCAACAGGTTCCTTTGATTATACAGATGGAACGTTAAGAGGGGCTTTAAGTTTTAATTTATCATCACAAGATTCAATTACTGGAGTATACACAATAAAAGGTTTACCAAATTCTACTGGACAAGAGACTGATTTTATTAATGACATAAGAATATTAGAGGACGGAACATACGGCACAATAACTTTTTCTATTGCTGGGGTTAATTATGTAGTTAGTGGTATTAATAAGGTTCTTAGTTCAGATAAATTTGAATGTAGCAAAGTTACAGCTAATGGTCTGAGTGTAAATCTACCTGCTATAATCCCATCACAAGCAAATTTAGGAACCGCTACCTACACTATTCAAGATAGTGGATATTTAGAATATCAAAATAGATTAGTATCAATTGGTTTTGGTGAAATATTCGATGCGGTAAACGATGGTAATCCTAATGTTATTTACGAAACTATTAAAGCTGATGGTACACAGGCAAGAAACAGTGATGGTACATTAGCCCAAACTTTTAATATTACACTAAGAGCACAGGCTGATATACTTAAATCTTTATATGTTGGAATATTACCTGATCCTAATAAACCCACTGAATTTAATCTAACAGATGTTATAGGATATGATTTATCTTTACAACGTGTACCTAATGTAACTCCTATTGCTAGGCATGCAGGTTATTATGAACCTTATTCATTGCCTTTAATTTTCTTTAGAGATCCTTATATGAATATAGATTTTAATGAAACTGTAACAGGTGGTATTACTGGGTCTAATAATATTCCAGATGCTGCTTATAAATTAAAAGTATTAGAATTATGCAAATATAAAAACACTCAATTTAATAGTAGTGATCTTAATTTTGGGCAAATTCAAAATTTCTTTTATCATAAGGTAAATGAACAAGATCCGTCTACTATATTAGAGTTATCTAATGATAGTGCATTCCCAAGCTTATATCCTCTTATTAATGAAGTAGGAATTGATTATAAAGATTTTTATATGTTTTCATCTAACTGGGAGCCTTCATATTTTATAAAAAGTATTGATAAAAGTTTAATAGAGAATATTATTGGTACAAGATCAATGAAAGAAAGAAAATCATTTTTTGGTTCTAAATATTTAAAAGTTCCAGAATCTATTATACTAGATACGTTTCAACCAGACCCTTTTGTTAAACGTGCAATTAGGCAACCTAGCTTAATTTCAGGTACCTTTATGTATCAAGACACATTGTCAGTCACTGTAAATAAAAAAGTTATAAAGAGTTTAGGAACTACACAGATTAAGAGTATAAAGAAACAACCTTCTTCACCTAATGTAGCATTTTACTTATTTATTGAAAAAAGATTAGTTGAATATTTATTTGAACCGATTAAAAAAGAGTTCTTAAAGTATGTAAATCCTTTATATGGTTTTGGTGATTTGGAAACTTTAGATGATGACGTTAGACAATACATTAGACAAAATATATTAAAATTATATAAAGTAGGAAATGTAGATTTTTATAATTTAGCATCTAGAGAAAATGAGCCTGATATTTATACTACAGCTGAATTAACTAACTTACAAAAAACAGCAGCAGGCTTAAGTATTAATGATAATGTATCATCAAAAACCTTAAATACAAATCCATTTGATTTAAGGCTAATATATAATAAAAGAACAGGTTTCTCTGAATCGTTTGGTTTCAGTGTTACTATAGTTAAAAAATAATAAAAACAGATGCCAATCACTATACAAGAAATAATAGCATCAGATACTATTTCACAACTGGTTGATAAGACCAATTTTAATTTTGACCAAATATTACTAAATGGTGGTGGGCCTGCTGGGCCTAAAGGTATTCCAGGACCTACTGGACCGGCTGGTGGTAGAGGGCCTAAAGGTACAAGATGGTATGAAGATACTTCAACAGCATCACCGGGTGCAACTCCACTTACTGCTCCACCAACATCAACTCCGCTAGTAGGAGATTATTATTTACAGTTTAATGGTCAGGTTTGGGAATATAATGGAACAACTTGGGTTATAACAACAATTGACTTACAGGGGCCTAAGGGTGATGCAGGAGTAAGTGGTGGTTATGGTTTAGCTACAGGTGCGCCTATCTTTAATCAAGAAAATATTTTATATAATGGACCGATAGGTTTAAATAACGGTGCTAATACAACAAATGAAGGTGTACCTGCAATTATGGTAGCAGGTGTTACATCACAAACGATACCTTTTAATACAATACCTTTTACTTCAGCTTATATAGTACCAGAAGATATTATAATTGGAAACGGTTCAGATCAAACTTCTATGTTAATTCATCAAAGAAATTCTAATAGTAGAGCTATTGTTTTTCATGGTGGTGTAACACCAGGATTTAATGATGGATTTGAACAAACAAACCCGGCCATACTAACTAATATAAGAATTGGTAAACAAGATAGGTTAATTTTAGATGTTCCTACTCCAGCTACAGGTGCGGTTTCTATTACTGATATGTATGGGTTTGAGTTATTAACACAAAATAGATCTCAGTTTTTCTATGCAGGTGGAGAGATTAGTATGGAAAGTGGTTCATCACCGGCATTACCTTTTGGTGGTGGAGATTTTAAAATAAATGTAGGCTCAGGTGGAGCATTATCACCAGCAGGAAATAAATTTCAAATGCTTACTCAAGGATTGGCTGGAAAAACTATAATAGAATCAGGAAATGGAATTATACCATTACTTCCAAGTTCGGCTGGTGTAAATACATTTACAGGCCAACAACAATTAGTTGCAAAAACAATAAACTTAGTTACTCCACTTGCTGGTGCAGGAGATGGTAATGATATTTCATTACAAGCTGGCTCAGATATTAACCTTATTGCTAGTAATGCAATTGATCAAGGTAGAATAAGACTGTCAGCTGCAACTGGTGGAATATCCGGAGCAGCAACAAACGGGCCAATAATATTACAAACTACAGGAAATGTTGCTACACTCTTACAAAATGTAACTATTGAACAAAAATCAGAGAGACCTAATTCATTAGGATCAGGTGGAGAACTCTATATAAAATCTGGTACACAAACAATTCTTAGAGGATTGGATAATTTACCTGGTGCTGGTGGTTTACCAATTACACAAAGAGGTCCAAGTATTGTTTTAGATTATAAATCTGTAGATGGTAGTGGAGTTGCAAGAATGCATACTAGATTTGTAGGAAGACAAACTTGGGCATTACAAGGAGAATCTCCAGAATTACCACAACAGGGCATTCAAAAGTTAAACGATGTAAGACAGCAGAGTGAAGGTATATATGAACTTACTAATCTCGGAACGAATGCGTTACCAGGCCTAATGTCTAAAGCAGAACACTATGTACCACTAACCTCAGTACAAGGTGATCCTAGTGTAATAGCCACAAGAATAGCCGATGAAATGACAGGTATTAACGTAATTGATCCTACTGTATTAAGTCCACAGGGTTATCCTGAAGGTGCTTTTGACAGAACAATAGCAATTCAGTCATTTGAAAATTTAACCCAAAGTATAGGTAATGATAATTATGGGCGAGGTAATAATCAATATTTTAGTTTTAGCAAGAATAAAATATCTTTTAATAATCCACTAGTATTTGGTAGAAACCAAAAGCTTAATGCTCCCGCACTGAATTACAACCCAGCTACTGATCTTAATAAGCTGCCTAATGCCAGTCAGAATGTAGCAAACTCAGCAACTTATGGTGTTAATACATTAATTAAGCTTTCCCCTACGAACACTTTGGGTATGCCAACACAGGCAGAGCTTGGGACATCTCCACCTATAGTTCAAATAACTTTTGCTCCGTCTACTAATGCTTCACCTTTAGATGGTACGCAGCCCGCTGCTGATCTTTACCAAGCGGAGTCTGGCCCAATGCCAACTAACCCTGGAGATGAAAGACCTAATACTTCGAACGGCCCAGTGGTGGTTGCTTGGAATACTGGTTCCATACAAGGAGGATTTCATTTTCCAGTAGGTGCATATCCTGGACAGAGAATTATTTTAATAGTAAGACATTTTACCACACAATATTCTATACCAGCACCCGGTGGTGCATTAAATCAATTATTGGTTTATGGTAATATTCAACTTTTAATACCGAAGGGTAGAAGAAGATCTCTTCAATCTAATGGTAATTCAGGAAATGGAAATTGGACAAGTTGGTGGGGGAGTTTATACCCTGCTAGCATGTTCAGTAGTGGTGAAAGAGGGTATCATTCTCTGACTGTGAATGTAAGTGAAGCTGGTGGTTATGATGCTCAGGTTGCTGAAGTAACGTATGATATGGTATGGGATGGTACTACTACTACGATTGCTGCTAATGGAAACGGTGATATCCCCAATTTTCCAGCTCCACCACAACCAACCGTTGCTTCTGTTCAATATCAAGCAGGATGGAGGGTCTTGAGTAAAGCCTTTAATATAGGTTCTGAAGAAATAAGATTAGGAGGTCGCTATCCAGATTAATAAATATTTAAATAAAAGTTAAAAATGACAAAAAAAGAAATAAAAGAATTAAATAGTTTTGTATCTAGATATAGGGAAATACAACTCTCATTGGACTTAATGCAAAAAAGTATTGAAAGTTTAGCAAAGAAAAGAGATAATCTTTTTACTGAAGTAGATAGCATGAAATTAAAAGAAAAAAAATTCATGGATAAAATTACAAAAAAATACGGAGCATCTGAAGTTACACCTAATAAGTTACTTCCTCATATAAAAGAATGATATTAATTATTAAAAATATTCTTGGTATTTTAACCGATCCAAAAAACACTAGGATGTTTTTATTAGGAGGGATAGGAGTGTTATTATTTTTACTAGTTAGACAGTGTAATGAAACTGAACAAGCTAAAGGGGAAGTTACTCGATTTCAGAATAATCTTGAGGCAGCTAATGATACTATTCTCAATTATGTAAATGAAAATGGTGAATCGGTCGGTGAGATTAAGGGATTAAATTTATCCTTAGAAGAACTAAGAGATAGTTTAAAATATGAAAAGAGTAGACCTCCTATAACAATTGTAAAATATAAAACAATTGTAGAAGAAAGAATTGTAGAAGTTCCAGTTAAAACTAAAGATACTGTTGTTAAACAAGATGGTGTGGATTTTAAATCAGTATTAAGCTTTAATTCTAAAAGTAATTGGGAAAAGAGCTCAAGATTAATTGATGTATCTTTACCTTACACATTTACTGATAGTTTAATGTTTGGTTCTGCTACTATAGGATTAAAACAAAATATATGGTTAGATGCTACGCTGTCACAAGACTTAAATACAAAAGAAGTTTTTATTAAATTAACTTCTGATTATCCTGGTACAACATTTAATAATACTCAAGGAATTATGATTGATCAAAATAGTCCTGAGTTTAAAAATATACAAATGAAAAATAGAAAACCTTTTGGGTTTGGTATTAATATGGGAATGGGAATTACAGGTGAAGGTAATTTTGGCCCTTATATCGGATTAGGTGTTTCGTGGAACCCAAAGCTTTTGCAATGGTAAATAAATAGAATAGAATGGAATCATCAAGGTTTATACAAATATCGGAGCAAATACTTATAGAGTATACTTATGCAAGCCAAGCAACTCCTGTTACATTTAATACGGCTAATTACCCTATTGAGTTAATGAGAGATGCTAATACTAAAGGTACATATTTTTTTAATACTGATACTGTGGCTGGTGTTATGGGAAATGAAAGGGATGGTTCCGCCGTGTCTAATAATGAAACAAGAACTCAGTATGTTTCTCTTGATACAGATATAGGTGTTCCTTATAATGATTATAGTCCTGCATTAACAGATAGTGCTAATCTTTTACAAACATTTAATCCACAATTAGATGTAGTCTATGATAAAATAAAAATTCATTTTGTTGCTGGTTTTAATTTTGAAAATTATGATGGTATAGTATTTGAAGTATTAGCCCCTAGGAGAGATGAGGTTATGATGAACTTAAGTTCAATTAATTTCTTAAAAAGTGATACTCCAACATTTAATCCTGATCCTTTATTATTAGGAGATAATTTATACGCAACGTTTATTGAATGGAGAGTTCCTTCTTTATTTTATATGAATAATGCTTTTATTGCATCAGACTCAAATGGCTTAGCATATAAGATAACTGACGGCCAAGGCTTTTTAGGAACACCACCAATTACATTAAGGGCAACTGGTATTTTTCAAACTATTGTAGAGAATGCATACAGTTTTTATGAAATGCAAGAAATTAATTCTGTGTCCATATTAAATAGAGATATTTATGATAATTTATATGCTGAAATAAAACCTTCAACGGCAGGTGATTATTTTGAATTGTCAGGGCAAGTAGCAGGATCAACATTTAGTAATTTTATAGCTCAGTTAAATTCATCTGGTGGAAATTATACAGTGTTTCATGAAATAAGTGTTACTGAGCAAATAGGTACAACATTTAATCAATCTAGCTTTCAAGTGTTTACACAGACTACAGATTTTGATGAACCTATATTATTTAGACCAATAATTAAAAATGCAAATAGTGCAATATCTTTTTCTATTAATTATGTATTACGATTATATAATAGAGTTGATGCTACACAAATTTTAAAGAATGCAAAGTTGACTTCATTTGAGGCTCAAAAATATGGACCGCAAATGCTTACTATAAATTTAGGTGTAGTGCCAACTGTTGCAAATGTTTATAACCAAGTAAATAATGATAATGGCAACCAAATTGTTGTAGGTGGAGGAAGAAGTAATACTTTAAATGTAGATACTTCTGAACAAATAGTAGAGAAGCTAGTAACTAAAGTAAGTTATGTAACTACATTTAGAGATAGGATAAAAGTTAAAGCTGCTATCTCACCAGTAAAAATACAAACAATAACAGATGATTCAGATGATTCTAATAATGATTCGTTCTCAGCTGTAAATGAATAATAAATTATAGATATGCCTTCAATAGAAACTAACATAGCACTAAATTCGACAGAGAAACAATATTATCAAAGATTTGTTAATTTATCTGTTAATGAAGAGCCATTACCACAAGGTGATGCTACGATTAGAATAACACCCTTTGATGATTTCTTTCTATTTACATTATTTGATGAAATAGGCGGAGAAGATACACCTATAGATTTAAGTAATGTAGGGGATATTTTTATTAACTTTCTTGGATCAAGTGATGATATCGATATAAAAAATCATACTCAAGTTGAAGAAGTTAATTTATCACAAGGTCAAGTATTATTTAAAATTAGTAGATCTGATAGTAAAAAGATTTTAGCATTAGATAATAATAATTTTTATATTTCTTCTAAAATGGTAGATCCAATTGATGAATCTGCTTCAGATCAATCTGTTCTTTATCAAGGTTTATGGTTAGCTGCTGATGCTGCAAATAGAACTACACTAACTTCTCAAATAGAAGACCAAAGAATAGAATATAGTGTTGAGTTAGCAAAATTACAAGATGAGAATACTCTTCTTAAAGCAGATAACGCAGAATTAGTAAATTCAGCAGCAGAAGATTTATTAACAATACAAACACTACAACAAAGTAACCAAGAATTAGCAGATGAGGTAGAAAGATTATCAGCTGAAATTGGAAGTCTTAATAATGACCTTAGACTTAATGCAGCAAATGCTCAAGCAAATGCTAATAATCAATTAAAAAGGAGACAGCAAATAAACGCACTTAAGGTTTCTGCAAGATCTGCAAGAACTGGTGCAAGAAGTAGAATTTTTTATAGACAAGCTGCTAGAAATTTACAAAATTTTACAATAGGCAAGAATTTCTATGGTGGTATATTAGGAAATGGAATAAATAATGTATTATGATATTAAGCGCAAGAAATAATCAATTTAAATTTGATTTTCCAAGAAACTTTATACCTGAGCCAATTGCTAAAAAGTATAAACCTTTTCTTACTAGAATTCCTGGTGGGTTAATTAAAGAACCTATTGATTATTGGAATTATGGAATACAATCTTTAAATTTACCAGGACCTTCATTTGATGCTGTAACTCAAGTAGACTATCCAGGTAATCAAAGAGCGTTTAGAGCTAGCTTACCAAAGCAACAATTATTTGATAAGACTATGACTGTTACTATGCAAGCATTTGACGGTTATGTGAATTACTGGATGGCCGTAGAAATGTTTGACTTTTATTATAAATTAAGCGGTAAGCATCCTTATTTACCTGAAGGTGTTGGTGTACAAATGCTTGATGCTGATGGAACTGTATTTGTAACTGTTCAATTAAAAGATATGTTTATTTCTGAAGTAGGTGCCTTGGATTTAAATTTTTCAAGTAATACTATTGAATTTCAAACTTTTGATATTACTTTTGGCTATAACATCTTAGATGTTGTTGTTAATGTGGTCTAATATATAAAACAAATAAAGTATACAAATGAAAACCTTTAAAGACTATTTACAAGAATCTCATAATCAGAGTGTGGATGTTCAAAACCTATTGAATGAATCACATGATTTATCAAAAGAACAAGAAGATGCAATAGATTCTACAGTAGATAGAATAATCGAAGCTCAAAAAAATGGAAAGAATTTAGAAGATTGTGTTGAGGAGATTATTAATGAAGGTGTTTTAGGAAGTATATTTGGTGGTCTTACTGGTTTTGCATTAGGAAAGACAATAGGTAAAGCAGTAGCTAAAGTACTAGGAGTTACAAAGGGTGCTCTTTACGATTTATTAACCTCACGTCTTGTAGGTGCTGCGCTCGGTGCAGTTATCGGCAAGAGAATATAATTAGAATGATTCATATAGGAATTGACTTTTCATTAA